GCTCAACACCGTCCTCTTCGGCTTACTCGGGCTAACCGGCGCTCGCTCCTGGGAGAAGATACGAGGAGTCACCAAGTGATCCCCTTTCTGTTCCTGATTTCCTGAGTTCCATATTCATCCCCTTTTTCCCCAAATGATCGACGAACGCTCCCAGAAGAACATCGAGACGCTGAACCCCAGGGTGCGCTCGGTCTTCACGAACTGTCTCATCGCGCTGAAGAAGCATTTCCAAGAACGCGGCATCGCCGTCCGCTACATCGCGGGCACCCGCACCTACGCGGAGCAGGATGCTCTCTATGCCAAGGGACGCACGGCCCCCGGACCGATCGTTACCAAGGCCCAAGGAGGCCAGTCGCTCCACAATTTCGGGATCGCCGTCGATGTGGGTCTCTTCCTCCCGGACGGACGCTACCTGGGGGAATCGTCGTTCTACCGCGAGATCGGCAAGGTCGTGGAGATCTATCCCCAGCTCGAATGGGGAGGCAACTGGAAGTTCGTCGATGAGCCCCACATCCAGTGGCGCACCGGTTTGACCCTCGCCGAGATGCGCGACCGCGTTCTGCTCGGCCAATCCGTCGTCTGATCATTCACCATGAAGGGCATGAAGACCATGAAGGACTGACGGTCTCCCATCTCCTCTTCATGCCCTCCATGATCTCCATGGTAAATCCCTCTCTCCTTCCCTATGAGTTTAGATAATCAAACAACCCGCGAAGGCGATGCTGGCTTCACCGGCATGGCCTCCCGCATCAACCCTCTCCAGCTCAAGGAGGGGATGGTCCAGCTCGCGGTCAACATGCGCCTCGACCGGGGCGTGGCCCAGACACGCAAGGGGGCCAAGCGCCTGGCCGATGCCATCGCGGCCGGTGAGACGGAGCTGGTCCTCGACTTCACGCTGGGCACCGACATTGCCGTGACCTCGATCACCCGTGTCGGCTCGACCGCCACCGTCACGACCTCGTCTCCCCATGGGGAAGTCGTCGGTCAGATCGCCAACCTCCGCGGTGCCACTCAGGCGGAATACAATGGCGACTTCGCCGTGGGGACTATCATCTCGACGACAAGTTTCACGATCACGGTCTCTGGAACGCCTACTACCCCGGCCACGGGAACCATCGTACTCAATGGTGGACCGGTCGTTCGCTCCACCTACTCGGGAGGTGTCTTTGCCGCCGGTCTCTACTCCTCGCCCAGGCTCGATGACTCCAACGAATACATCGTCCTCGCCGGACCCGACGCGGCCTATCTCTGGCGGGATGGTGCCAGCCTTGTCACCAAGAGCTATCCCACCTCTCCCGTCTCCGAGCAGATCCTGCCCGGCGATGATGTCTCGCTCATCCAGGCCTTCGACCGGCTCTATCTCCTGCGCTGGCGCGATGAGCCTGAATACCGTCTCTCCTCCATCACTCAGACGACAGGCACCGCCACCGCCACCACGCCGACGGCCCATGGCTATGCGGCCGGTCAGGTGGTGAGGATCTTCGGAAGCGATCAGGCGGGCTACGGCGCGGACTTCCTCATTGCATCGGCACCAACGACGACAACCTTCACCTTTGCCGTTCCCTCGGGAACCGTCACCCCCTCGACGGGTGTGGCCTTTGCCCGGCGTGTCTGCCCTCCCCTGGTCTGGGATGGAGGAAGCGGTAACTTTGCCCGCGTGGGACTCGGGACCCATCCCGCGGGCGAGACCTTCTCCCGGATGCCCTCGGCCTCCATCGTCACCTACACGAACAACCAACTCCTGCTGGCCCGGAACCGTGACGAGGTGCTGATCTCAGACGTCCTCGACGCCGAGACCTACGATCCGCTCCTGAAATCCTTCCGGGCGAATGCGGGCTCCAATGACCAGATCGTGGCGCTCCATCCCTACGCGGAGGGTCAGGTGCTGGTCTTCTGCCGGAAGTCGATCTGGCTGGCCACCGCCGTCATGAAGCCGGACGGGATCTCGATCGACCCGGCCGCCTCCTCGCTCCAGCTCCTGACCAATGAAATCGGCTGCTGCGCCCGGCGCTCCATCGCCACGGCGGGGGTCTATGTCTTCTTCCTCTCGGACAGCGGGATCTACCGGCTCGACAATCAGTTCGACCTGAAGCTGCGCGGCAACACCAAGCCCCTCTCCGACCCGATCGCCGATCTGCTCTCCGAGATCAATGTCACGGCCGTCGGCCTCTCCAACGGGATCTTCTTCAACAACCGCTACTACCTGGCCGTCCCGACCAAGCTGGCCAATGGTCTGCCCTCCGATAATCCCAATACGCTCTTCATCTACAACATGCTCAATGAGGCATGGGAGAGCCGGGATAGCCATGCCTTCAACCTCGATCAGCTCGTGGTCTCGGACTACGGCACGGAGCGCCGCCTCTATGCCTCCTCACGCAATGGCAAGCTCTACCTCCTCGACCAGTATGACAGCGGACTCGATGATCAGCCGTCCGGCAGCGGCACCTACACCGTGGCGGGCCAGCTTGTCACCCGGAGGTATGGATTCGGCTCGCTCACCGGGAAGCGGATGACCCGGACCATCGCCTCGGTCGTGCTCCCAGCAGGAGCCACCGCCGCAATGGATGCGATCACGACCGATCCGGATGGAGATTTCGAGATCCTGAGCTTGACAAATAACGGGATCTCACTGGAAGATTACACAGTCAAGGGGCCGATCCGCAGGAATGCAAACATGCTGGATCTCAGGTGGAGGACGACATCAGGCAGACCGATCCTGCGGGCCATCACCGCCGAGGCCACCGTGGACTCACTCCCCAAGACAGGGACGCGCACCGAAGAATAAGTCGAAGGCAAATCACCCTCTTCATGCTCTCCATGAGCTTCATGGTAAATCCCCACCCCCTTTATCCCGATTCTCACTGGATCCCATCCCTCTGACCTAACAGCCTAACAGCCTAAACCGCTTAACACCTATCTACATGGCAACCGTCACCAAAGGCCGCACCTTCGTCTCAGGCGAAGTCGTCACCCCGACCAAGCTCAATACCCTGGTCGATAGCGCAACCGTGACCCAGATTGTCAATGCAGACATCGACGCAGCTGCCGCCATCGTCGATACGAAGCTGGCAACCATTGCCACCGCGGGGAAGGTGGCCAACTCAGCGACCACGGCGACTGCAGGCGGGACGGTTTTATCGGTGTCATCAATCACCAGGTCGGGATCAGTGGCTACAGTAACGACGGCCATAGACCATGGATTCACGACTGACAACCTGGTCAATCTCAGAGGGGCAAAACAAGACGAATACAACGGTCAGTTCCCAGTTGCGTCAGTGCCAACGACCACGACTTTCACTGTTGCAATAACGGGAACGCCCGTTACTCCTGCAACGGGAACGCTGGTGGCCGTTAATGCTGAGGCATCAGCAATCTCGGTATCCTCAATTAGCAGGTCCGGAGCAACGGCAACAATCACCACGGGCAGCGCCCATGGTGTAGGAGTTGGCGAAAGCATTAATATCCGTGGTGCAAGTCAGACCGAATACAATGGCCTGTTCACGGTAGTTTCTGCTCCAACAACAACAACTATTACCGTCACGGTCTCTGGCGCCCCCGTCACTCCGGCAACGGGGACCATTTTCTTGCGTCGGCCTAGTATCGTCGCCCGCGATGCCTCGGGGAACTTCTCGGCGGGAACCATCACGGCCAACCTGACCGGCAATGTCACCGGGACTGCAACGGGCTTGGCCGATATTGGCTCAAAGTTCCTCCCCAAGGCCTGGCTGAATTTCCAAGGTAATCTGGGGGCCATCACGCCCAACACCTATTCCCAGTCCTACAACGCAACGACCAACATCACCACGGTCACGGTGAACACCACCAAGTCGGGCGGTCATGGGCTATCAACGGGTGATTTCATCACGATCACAGCAAGCACCTCCGGCGTGGTCAATGGAACTTGGCAGGTCAACGTGATTTCCTCCGGCACGCTGACGTTTTCCGTGGCGGGAACATTAGCGGCCACCGTCGCCTCGGCCACGATCAACCCGATTCTCCTCAGGTCATCCATCAACGTGGCAAGAGTTCAAAACCTGGGAACGGGAATCTACCAGGTGGATTTTGGAACAAGCGCGTCGGTTTCCATCACGGCGCTCTCCTGCTCGGGGACAACGGCAACGGCCACGGCCGCGAACACGCTTTCCGTCGGTTCATTCATCACGGTCACCGGCGCCAGCATCGCGGGATACAATGGCACGTTCCAAGTGACGGCGGCCGCCGCGTCGTCGTTCTCCTACACGGTGACATCTTCCATGTCCGCCGCAACGACAGCAACCGGCGTAACCACGGTTGCCGGAGCCATTTTTGCCGACGCCAACTATGTGACAACAGGCTCCGTGAGGTACCAAAGCACCTCCGGCAGCCGAATGGGTCTGTGCTCCGACAGCAGGACGGTCTCATCAACCCGCATCCTGACAAATTATTATGACGGCACTGCCTACGATATGTTCGAGGTCTCTGCCGTTTTCTTCGGCAACTGGTAATGCTCCCATGGGAAA